ACAGAAAACTTTACAAGATAAGCCATCTGCATTAGATAGAATCAACGTAAGAAGATTATTATTAACTGTAAGAAAGTATATCGCATCTACTTCTAGATATTTAGTATTTGAACAAAATACATCTACAACTAGAAATAGGTTCTTAAATATCGTAAATCCTTATTTGGAATCAATCCAACAAAGACAAGGTTTGTACGCATTTAGAGTAGTAATGGATGAATCCAATAATACACCGGATGTAATTGATAGAAATATCCTAAGAGGAGCTATTTACTTACAACCAACTAAAACGGCAGAATTTATTCAAATTGATTTTAACATCTTACCGACTGGTGCAAGTTTTGGATCATAAAAAATAAAATAATATACTTATAGTAAGAAACAATTAAATAAAAAAATAAAATGGCAGAAGTATTAGAGTTTGATAAAATGTTCTATACCAATTTTGAACCAAAATTAGGAAACAGGTTCATAATGGAAATTGATGGTATAGAATCATATTTGGTAAAAACTGCTAACAGACCGACTTTCACATCTGAAATCGTTGAGTTAGACCACATCAACGTAAGAAGGAAGATTAAAGGTAAATCCAATTGGGATGATGTAGAAATTACATTATATGACCCAATCGTTCCATCTGGAGCACAACAAGTAATGGAGTGGATTAGAACATCACACGAATCATTAACAGGCAGAGATGGATACGCTGCGTTCTATAAGAAAGATATTACATTTTACTTATTAGGACCGGTAGGTGATAAGGTTGAGCAGTGGACATTAAAAGGAGCGTTTATCTCACAAGCAAACTTTGGTGAATTAGATTGGGCTTCAAACGACCCGTTATCAATTTCATTAACTTTAACTTATGATTTCGCAATTTTAGAATACTAATAGTTAAATTATACATTACAATAGAAGGGATGCAGAAATGTTATCCCTTTTTTTATTTTTTGAAAAGTATATATTTATATATAAATTATTAGTTATTATATTATGGAAGAAAACATAGAACAACAAGTTACGAGAGGATTGAATACAAATACCACTCATTCACAAAAAAATTACCCATTCCCAACCGAAGTTATCAGTTTACCATCAAAGGGGTTGTGTTATCCAGAAAACTCACCACTTTCAAAAGGTGAAATTACAATAAAATTGATGACAGCCAAAGAAGAAGATATACTAACTTCGACTAACTTAATCAGAAAAGGTATTCATTTGGATAAATTATTGGAATCGGTTGTAGTAGAATCCGGTGTTAATATAAATGATTTGTTAATTGGAGATAAGAACGCAATATTGGTTACATCTAGGATGTTAGCATTTGGTCCAGAGTACCAAGTAACAGTGAGTGACCCAAGTGAGGGTACACCTGTTGAAGTAACGGTAGACCTTTCTAAAATACAAATAAAAGAGATTGACGAATCACAGTTAAATAGAAAAAATGAATACGATTACATTCTACCTAAATCAAAAGCATCAATTAAATTTAAGTTATTAACGCATGGTGATGAAATTGCTATTAATAAAGATATTGAGGCAAGTGAAAAGACTTTAAAACAGAGTAATGAGATAACAACCCGATACCGTAGGATTATAGTTGAAGTTGATGGTAATAGAGATTTTGGACATATAAGTAATTTTGTATCAAACCGATTGTTAGCTGGAGATTCTAAAGCATTGCGTAAGCATATTTCAACATTAACTCCTGATTTAGATTTAAAATTTGAATATGAATCACCATTCACCGGAGAAACGGAGGCTCTTCGTATACCTTTTGGGGTAGACTTTTTTTATCCTACCGAGTAATTACACAGTAGTTTTACATCAAAAAATATTTCAAATGATATACCACTCAAACGGTGGGTTTACTTGGAATGATGTATATTTTATGCCAACTAAATTAAGAGAGTTTTATTGGAGAGAACTATTGAAGGCAAAAACGGAAGAGAACGAAACCATAGAAAAGGTAAAATCAAATAATTCTTCTAAAACTAAAAGAAGATAATACTTATAATAGTATTATAATATTATATTATGTCAAAGAAATTAATAGTAGAAGTAGGATTACTAAATAAAATGTTTTCTATGTTTTTCAAAGCAAAAGAAAACCACAAAGAAGATGAATTTATTGATAATTTAGGGAAAAAAAATGCAGAATTGGGAAAAGTTTGGTCAAAATGGAATTCTGACATGGAAAACACTTTACTTGCAACCAAACGTGCATTAAAAGTTCATAATTTGGACACAAAGGAAATTGATGATTTATTAAATAAATACTATTAATATTACATAGCGTATTATGGCTAAATCCAAATCATTTTCTGATTCTGAAAAGAAAAAAACATTTACCGATCTGGGTTCGTATGAACGTTCGATTTCCAGTATAACAAATAGCTTTGCCAAACAGGATTCAATTTTAAAGGAAATTGAAAAAAAAATGGAGTCTACCAAAGGTACGATTACCAGTTTAGGAAAGATATTACAATCCAATACAGATTTATCAAAATCTCAAAAAGATGCTATCACAGAATCGGTAGCAGAATACAAACAATATCAGGTAGCGATTTCTAAAGCAAGAATTGAGCAAAAGAAAGGAAATATAACTCAATCCGAATATAACGAATTAATTATAAAAGGCAAAGAGTCTTATGATGATTTTGTAAAATCAATTTCAAAATCAGGTAAATCCGCTAAAGCAATCATTCCTATATTAGAAAATATGGGAAAGGAAATGGAATCCTTTGCAGAAGCTGCCAAACGAAGTCAAAAAATATTAAATGGAGTAAATACTACATTAGATCAAATAGGTGGATCGGGTGTGCAAGGTATGCGGGAATTAACCGATGTAATAAAAAGTGCAACAAGTGGTGGAAAAGGATTAATAACTACATTATTCGCATTAGGAGCAGCCGCTGGAGCATTGGCTTACAATTACGGTTTAGTTGGTGATAAAATTGGACTGGTTGCCGGTTTTGATGCAAAAATAGCAGATATATCTGGAAATATTGCAATTGCAAATTTAGAAATTGAAAGAGGTGGATTTGGTGGAAGAAATTTTGTAGCAGATAGAGCAGCAGCGGAATTTGCAGCATCAATCAAACAATCTGCTGCATCATTTAGGTCTGCCTCAAAAACGGCATTATTTGGTAAAGGATTAGGTTCGGTTGGATATGGTGCGGCTCAATTAGAAATGGCAGGAATATCTTCCGAAACAATTGCGAGTGGTATGCAGGCGGCTGCAAATGAAACCGGTAGAATGCCAACTGCAAAAATTGGAGCAGATATGGCAATTATGGCAGCCAGAACCGGTCAATCTGCGGAAGGTATTGCCAGTATAAATGATGCATTTATGAGAATGGATGGGGTAAGTGAAAAAACCGCATTAAATCTGCAAGAAGGTGTCAGGGCAATGGCGGATAAAGCCGGTGTAAATTTGGGTGGTGTGATGGAAGAAATGGCAGGGGCATCCAAAGAAATGTTGGGTTATCAGATAAAATCAGGTTCGGCATTAGCAAGGCAAGTTGTATTTGCAAAATCAATGGGAGTTTCTTTCAATGAAATTGCAAAAGCAGGTCAAAGTATGGTGTTGAATTATAAAGATAGTATCAAAGCCGAAATGAGTTTATCTGCGATGTTAGGTAAAAATGTAGACCTTTCAGAAGTAAGAGCCAAATTCGCATCAGGAGATACAGAGGGGGCAATGAAGTCATTGAAAGCGCAAGGATTAAATCCTGCCGAAATGGATATGTTTCAACAACAACAACTTCAATCTGCATTGGGTGGAATGGATTTAACTTCATTACAAAAAATAGCAACAAGAACCGGTAGAGGTGGCGGCGGATTGGCAGCGGGAACGGCGGGTGGAGGAAATCAACAATTTTTAACAACAACGCAAGCGGCTCAAGCAACATTAAATGCAGAAAATGCATCCATATCATCAGATACTGCAATACAATTAGCTGAAATTGATAAACAATTTGAAATAGCAAAACAAAAAGCCATAATTGATAATACCGGCGGATTAAATAAGTTAAATGTTGAATTGGCACAACAAGGGGGATTAAAAGATGCAATGGTAGGTTTATCTACTATGTTGTTTGGTTTGTTAGGTGGTGGATTATTTGCTGGAGTTGGAAAACTATTTCAGGGTAAAATTTCAAATCCATTTTCAAAAGGAGGCGCGGGTATGACTCCATCGACTAGTCCTACTGGTAAACTAAGAGGGCCGAATGGTCAATATTTACCTAATAAGTTACCACCTGCGAGTGTAGCAGATGATGTGGTAAAAGCCGGAAGTAAAGGTGTGGGTATGATGGGTAAGGTTGGAAAATTTGCAAAATTTGGTGGTAAATTATTAGGTAAAGTAGCTGCACCACTAGCAATTGGTATGGCAATTTATGATGGATTTCAGGGATTTAACGCAGATAAGAGTGCAGCTACCGGTGATAAAATTTTAAACGCAGGTAGTAGTATATTAAGTGGATTGAGTTTTGGATTACTTGGAAAAGATTCGGATACTATAAAAGCAGAGGCTGACGCAAAAAACGGAGTACCATCCGCCTCTCAAGTTGCGGCAACAACTCCTGGTAATAAATCAGTTGCAACTACAATAGCCAATTCTGAAAAGTTTTTGCAAGATAAACTTACTTATATGAGTGGTAATTTGGAAAGAGTTGTAGATAGAACAAATCGAACAATGATTAACACTGCCGCAACAACCAAAGAACTTACAACTCTTAATACAAATACAAAAGCGATAATGAATCTAACTAAAACTATTGAGGCTTTAACCGTTGCAACCTATCAAGGTAGTAGAGATGTTTCGGTAAAAATAGATGGCAAAAAGGTAGCATATTCATATAACAAATATAGTGAAAATACACGTTTGGTCAACCCAAATATCTCAACTACTAAAACTGAGGGGTAGAGTATTACATAAATTTTAATAAAAGATATTTATAGTAAATATACTAACTATAAATGGCGACAATTTTAGATTTATTCAAAACCAATCAATCAGATATTTACGGAAAAGTTGATAATATCCGTATAAATAGTAGGGGATTGATTAACCCACCTAGAGGTGCAGCATTACTACTATCATCACCAAATACAATAGCAGACCTAATAGGTAATCAGGTAAGTGGAGTTCTTAAAGGTTCTGCAAATAGACCATCGGATACTATATTTAGTAATAATACTCCATTTTCAAAACCGATTTCGTTAGATAAAACTAGAGCAGGATTGCAAACTGTAATTGAAGCTGATACAAACTATTTTATAAAAGATACCCCATCACCATCATCGATCATTACGAAAATAAAACAGGGAGCATCCAATACAAGCGGTGTGGGAGCGAATTTGGCAATTAGTGCGATAAACAAATTTGGTAGTAAAAAGGGATTAAAGGATTTAAACAATTATAAAAATAATTTAATAAATAA